CCGCCTAAACCAAAAAATGATTATCAAGGCGGAACCCACGCAACACCACGCCGTCATCAGGTTCGTGGACATTGGCGTACTTACAAGTCAGGCAAGCGGGGATGGGTAAACGAATGCTGGAGAGGCGATGCAAGCAGGGGAACCGTCTTTAAAGATTATCAATTCAAGGAGAACACATGAAAGCACGACAGGTATTCCACGCACTGATGGCCTCAAAGGGCTACACAGATGCCGATCTAGCCATGACAGGCGACAAGTACACCAATCCGGCTATGCAAGGCAGATGGAATTATTTCCTGGCAGGCTGGGAAATGAGAGGTGTAATGTGATCACGCAATCAACAACAAGGAGTGAAATCATGGCAAATGAAACAACCCGCAAGTTCCCCAGGACATTTACTGAGGCCTTCCCCAACTCGCTCGAGAATGGCGCCGCCATTGAGATCCACGTCCATGAGTGCAGCACCGCTGAAAAGCTCATCCGCGTGATCAGCCTCATTGGCCTGATCGTGGTGGCGATGGACTGCTTGGTCTGGAGGGCTTGAGTATGAACAGCAAAGAATTAGGTGGGCCAGCGTTTCCCGTGCACCCAGATATGGCAGCCCAGTTGAATTGCATCCCCAGTTCATCAGATGCAGGCATGACCCTGCGGGATTACTTTGCGACAAGGGCATTGACTGTTTACTGGTCGGGACCAGATGCCTTAGAGGCGAGCAATGATATAGACGCAATAGCCGGTTGGTGCTATTGCATGGCAGACGCAATGCTGAAAGCGAGGGAACAATGAGCGAGTCAATGCAAAACCAAATCGACCTTGAGGTCCACAAGATGCGTGCCCCTGGCGGCATGGCAGGGGTCATGCTCAACCGCCATGAGTATGAGCAGCTCATCCGCAAGGCCATCACAAATGGCACGCTGATCGGGTACATCCATGGCGAGACATTCACCCGCGAGCGCATGGAGCGCAAGTACCGGGACATGGACCATGAGAACCAGCTCTTGCGCGAGAGGGTCAAAGACCTTGAGCTTGAAGTCATTGCCGCTGCCAAATGAAGTCTGCCCAGCTCCCCCGCTTGATCAAGGCCATCACTGACATTGGCCTGACTTCAGCGGAGGTGGCTGAGACGATCCATTGCACCGACAGATCGGCCAGGCTGCTGATCAACCGGCTGCGCAAGCAGAACCTGGTCCACATCCAAGAGTGGACCCGGTCAGAGGTCAGGGGTATCCCGGTGGCGGTTTACAGATACGGCATTGGCGTTGATGCCATCAAGCCTTTGCCCACCAGCGTCAGCGACAGGGTGCGCAAGTGGCGGCGTAAAGAGTCCCTTGATGACAAAGCCTTCAGACAGGCGCGTGATCGAGGCCGTAAAGTGAAGATCAGGAGAGATCCGCTGGTGGCTGCGTTTTATGGGGCAAGCAAACCTTCAAACTGAGGCATCAACTCGTAGCCACCTTGAGTGTTTGGATATGCCTGCTCTCGCACATCAAAGACTTCAGAGAAGAATTCGCCTTTGTCGCCACGGCCTTTCCCATAACCGATTACAGCATCGTGACCAGCATTTCTCACGGCATTGCCAACGATATTTTCTTGTACGGCATATGGAAGTGTGTTGCCTGTTTTGCTGTTGTTGACAATGTTGTAAGCCATGTTGTAGGCATCATCAGAGTCCAACCCATTGTATTTTTGCAATAATCCTTGCACCGCCTCTACTTTTTGGGATTCATTGGCGTTGTAGCCATATGATTTCAATACATCGTTTCGCATTTCTTGATATGCGCCTTTGCCAATGATTTGGTCATATGCCGATTCTGGTGCCTTGCCACCAGTTGCACCTTTTACAAATATCGGATTTTTGTATAGCGTTTGGCCTTCAATCATTTCTGAACCGCCATATCCACCCTTGCCTTTGTAGTGCTTCAAATTCGCAGCTTGACCTTCCGGCAAATAGAAAACACCCGTTCGCACTGATTCAGCCATTGCTTGCTCAGGGCTTTGCTTTCTAACCAAATTCATCAATAAACCTTCATCTGTAATTTGTGCAGATGGTTCATTTTTCACTGCCGTTGCAAACTCTTTGCTTTGTGGCAAGTTAACGGGCATATTAATTTTGCGAGCTACATCAGGCGGCACAACATACATTGGTTGCGGCGTGATCGGACCCAGCAACCCACCTTCACCCATCATGGCCCGGTTGACCTGACCAGCAGCCAGGCGACCATAACCCTTCAAGGCTGGGCCAAGGACCGGGATCGATTGCAGCAACCCGCCGCCAACAAAGCCAACTTCAGCAGCTTGCTGGGCAGCTCGTCTTGTCTCGGGGTCATCGAATACGCTGTAACCCAACTGGTCAGGGGCAGAGCCTAGAAGGCCTTGCATGAACCCGTAGGTGCGCGGGTCAGCAATGTCTGAAACATTGCGTGCCTGGGCGATCTGACGCGCTCTGGCACCCTGTCTTGCGATGTTTGGGTTCCCTGTGTATGCACCTGTCGCCATCATTTCACCTCAATCTGCGAGTAATCCTGGGACCATTTGACCTGCACTGGTGGACGTTCCAGCAGCACGGGTCTGCTGTTGCAGCGCTTGTCTGCGCAATTGATCCATGAGTGGGGTCAAGCCTAACAAAAATTCTTGCTGTTGGTTGAACCTTGGATCGAGCACGCTGCGCGACACTTGCTCTGCCACGTTCTCGTTCATGCCTTGAAGGCGAGGCGCGAGCTGGCGCATCAAGTTGGTGGCGCCACCCATTAAGTCTCCACCGGCCATCTGAGCGCCAGCTTGCAGCATCTCTGATGGGGACTGAGCTTGCAACTCGGCAATGTCTTGCTGGATCGGCGCAGTTGGCGAGCCACCCTCGATGCGGGATCTGGTCACGGCCATCTGGCGCTCGCGCTCCAGGTTCTTGATGAACGTCTCGTACTCGCCCTGAGAGTTGAAGACTGTGCGCATACGGTCACGCATCTCACGCGAGTTGAGGAATTTGTCAGCGATGTTGCCCGTCTCGCGCATTCCATAGATCTCGTCACGCACTGACTGCACCGCGCCCAGGCGATACATCTGCTGCTCGGCGTCCCCTGGGAATTTCTTGATCTCACGGTTGATCTCTGCCGGGGTCTTGCGCAAGAAGTTCTTTGCACCCAGCTCAAGCGCATCTTTGAGCAGGGATTCGCTGGAGAACGTGTCCAGCGCTTTGCCGTAAACAGGCACTTGATCTGTGATGGCATTGCGCAAAGACATACGCAAATTATTTAAATCATCGGCTTGAGTTGATTTGCCAGAAATTTTGGCACTGTTTGCAAGGCCGCCAACGTACTTGTAAGCCTTGTCCAACATCAGCATTGAGTTGTCTGGCAGATCTGCATACTCAGGCAGTCTGCGAGCCTCGCTGATGGCGTACTGAATGTCTTTCGACTTCTTCAATAAATTGTCAATGGCAAATGAGTTAATCTGCCCAGCAGCATATGCCTGGTCATAAAGTGGAGAGGCCAGCAAAGATCTGTTTTTGATGATCTCGTCTGCCACCTCATTAATGTCACGCGCACCAATGGCCGTGAGGTCAGTGATGTCTTGAGTGATTCGAGGACCGGCGCCAATAGCACGCTCAGTCAACATCTGACGCACGTCTGTTTGCGCGGCATTGGGAATTGCCATCGAGCCACGCGCCAGGCGGCGCATTGACTCACCGCCAATGTCTGCCAGCGTCTCATCCCTGGCCCCCAGGGTCCGCACCACATTGGCCTGGCGTGCCGCCAGTTCTTCTGGTGATATACCCTCTTGGGCCAACTTCTTGGCAATCAGCTCACGCGCCTTGTCAGTGGCGCTTATTGGCTGAGTCATGCCGGTGGCCTGCGCAAACTTACGCGCACCAGTTCCAATGGTGCTGGTCACTGCTGGCGCAGCACCGCCCAGGACCGTGCCAAAGCCACCGCCAATCAGCCCACCCATGACCCTGCTCTCAGTTCCACCAGTGGCGCCACCAGCACCGGCAGCAGCACCTGATGCAGCGCCATAGCCCATGCCCCTGAGAGTCATTGAGCCAAGGGTTGGCAAAGCAGCGGCCGTGCGAGCTGCACCGGCAGCGGCAGCAGGCGCCGTGGCACCGCCAGTGAATGGGGCTGCAATCAAGGCCGCAGCCGTAGGCAGCAAACCGCCAACAAGCTCACCCGTGAAGGCACGGCCAGGGTACTGCTCCTCGTACTGCTTGATGCCAGCGCGGACCCGTGACAATTGATTCTGGTACTCAGGTCCACTGATGGCCCCAGCTCTGAATGCGGCCTCGATCTCGTCAGCAGTATTGAACGTCAAGCCCTGCATCAAAGAACGGCCAAAGCCAGCCTCAACAGGTGGACCGCCAACCTTTTTGGCGCTGGCGACTGCTGCCTCAAACCTGGTTGGAGTGAACCCCTCAGACTTTAGGTATCCAACAAGATCGGCCTGAGTTGCATTCTGGGCCTGCATTCTGCGCACGTTCTCTTGTACGCGCTCAATGTTTGGTAGTTGATCAGCCATTAGTTGGGCCTCGGGATAAGGTTAAATCTGTTGAACCAAGAACCTGATGATGCCGGTTCAGAAATGATTGAAGGCCAAACGCTATACAAAAATCCGATATTTGTAAAAGGTGCAACTGGTGGCAAGGCACCAGAATCGGCATACGACCAAATTATTGGAAAAGGCGCATATCAAGAAATGCGAAACGATATATTGAAGTCATATGGCTACAACGCCAATGAATCCCAAAAAGTAGAGGCGGTGCAAGGCTTATTGCAAAAATACAATGGGCTGGACTCTGATGATGCCTACAACATGGCTTACAACATTGTCAACAACAGCAAAACAGGCAACACACTTCCATATGCTGTACAAGAAAATATCGTTGGCAATGCCGTGAGAAATGCTGGGCACGATGCTGTTATTGGATATGGCAAAGGACGTGGAGACAAAGGAGAATTCTTTTCCGAAGTCTTTGATGTGCGAGAGCAAGCATATCCAAACACTCAAGGTGGCTACGAGTTGATGCCTCAGTTTGAAGGATTGCTTGGCCCATAAAAAGCCGCCGTCAGCGGGTCACGTTTAATCTTCACTTTACGACCCCGATCACGCGCCTGGCGAAAGGCTTTGTCATCGAGTGACTCTTTGCGCCGCCACTTGCGCACTCTGTCTGTTGAGCTGACAGGTGGCTGCCGGACAGCGTCAACCCCGATGCCGTACCTGTAAACAGCGACAGGGTTGTCGTATCCAACGATCCTGACCCACTGCTGTATATGGACCAGGTTCTCATCTCTGAGTCTCTTGACGAGCATCCTGGCCGACCTGGGCGTGCAGTGGATCGTCTCTGCGATCTCTGCCGTTGTCATGCCAATGTCAGTGATGACCTTGATCAACCGTGGCAGCCTGGTCGATTTCATTTGGCAGCGGCAATGACTTCAAGCTCAAGGTCCTTGACCCTCTCGCGCAAGAGCTGGTTTTCATGCTCCATGTCGCGGTACTTGCGCTCCATGCGCTCGCGGGTGAATGTCTCTCCATGAACGTACCCGATCAGCGTGCCATTGGTGATGGCCTTGCGGATGAGCTGCTCATACTCATGCCGGTTCAGCATCACCCCGGCCATGCCACCAGGGGCACGCATCTTGTTGACCTCGAGGTCGATCTGTTGTTGCATTGATTCGCTCATTGTTCCCTCGCTTTCAGCATGGCGTCTGCAATTTCGTAGGCATCATCAGCGATAGCGTCATACAGCACTGGCGCTGTTCCACTAAGCGTGGAGGTAATCCCCTGCATCGCCTTGGCCGCAAAGTAGTCCCGCAGGGTCATGCCTTGAAATGCCGCCGCATGACCGCCTGCTGTTTCTGGAAAAACTGGAAACGCTGGCCCACCTGTATCTTTGTTGCTCATTCTTACGCCCTCCAGACCAAGCAATCAAGCGCCACCACGATCAGGCCAACGAGGCTGATCACGCGAATAATCTTCTCAGCGGTGCTGCACTCATGGACGTGGATCTCGATGGCCGCGCCATTCTCGAGGCTGTTGGGGAAGGCCTCTGTAAAGGTCCTGGGGAACTTGCGGGTTGTTTCATTTGCCATGATTTCATTCCTTGTTTGTATATTGATCACATTACACCTCTCATTTCCCAGCCTGCTAAAAAGTAATTCCACCGTTGTTGCATGGCAGGGTTGTTGTACTTGTCACCAGTCATGGATAGATCGGCATCTGTATAGCCCTTTGCGGACATCAGGGCTGTGAATACTTGCCTTGCTTTCATGTGTTCTTCTCCTTGAGTATGAGTTCCGCCCAATCAACCCCTTTTTGAAAATCGTAATTGTGTTTACTTCTATTCCAATCTTGCTCAGTCAGCCCAACCCATGTGCGCTGTGCAAACATAACATCAACCTTTGGTGTTTGGTCGCGCTCGCAGTACAGAGACAGCGTGTGGTCTTTGTCGATGGCGACACTCGCCACCACCATGTCATCACCCCATTGTGTTTTGACAGGGGCTTGTTGCCATTTGAGTTTCATGTGTTCTTCTCCTTGAGTTTGGCTTCGGTTAAATCAAAAATACTGCCCTCTGATCTCAAAATCGTATCTCGCTCATCTTCCGTTAGCCCTACCCACTCACGTTTTGGTTTAATAAGTTCTTCCTTTGCAAAAGTCATGGCTTGACCCAGCTTCTTGACAAGTACATCTTCGATCAATGGCACTATGATTTCTTGCAGATATTCACGCAACGCATCTTCTTGTTTTGGTGTCATGTGTTGCGCTCCTTGAGTTTGCGCTCGACTGCCGCACCGTAAAACACCCAGTCAGCACTCATGCAACCGCACTCAACAGCAATATCGGTATGTTCTTGCTCAGTCAGCCCCACCCATGTACGCTGTGATGGATGTAACTGCGGTTCGTTGGTGATGTACTTTCGTCCGTTGCTGTCTGTGATGATTCGTTCTGTCATGTGTTCTCCTTTATGCCGTGTGCGGCTTGTTTAATTGCAGATTCCAATTCATCCCAATCAATATTAGAGTTGTTGCGCCAAAATTCTTGTATTGGCTCCCAATTAAGCGGCTTGCGCTCTGCTTTGACTTTTGCCACTCTCATGCCATCTTCAAAGCCTTGGATATATGCTTGGGTGTTTTGTGCTGGTGTCATGTGTTCTTCTCCTCTGTGCGCGGTGGTGGGTGGATGTAAAGAAGGGTTCCTTCTGGTGGGGGGTCGCCAAACCAGCCGTGTACCAATGAGCCATCAAGCCAGCGCACCACACTTCCCACAGGCTCTTGCTGTGCTGCAACAGCTTCAGCAATAGCGCGAATCAAAGCATATTCTTTGCCTGTTACCAATTGCCCGTATTCTTCAAACACGGCTTTTATTCTTTCATCAGTCATGTGTTCTCCTTAATGCCGTGTGCGGCTTCAATGTCTCTGGCAAAATTCAAAGCGCATCCAGCAGGAATTCTGTAATCAACAAGGTATTCGTCAGCTATTGCATCAATCTCCTCATCCGTCAGCGGCTTGCGCTGTGGTGGGGTGGGCTTTAATGCGCCAATGTAGGCCAATAACGGAACCTTTTTATGGTCACTTCCAGTCACTAGCCTCTCTTGCAACGCATCAATAGTGTTGTCTAGCGGGTCAATTTCTGATGTCCCATATTCTCCATCTTCAATTCCCGCTAAAGTAAGTGACCCAACTAGGATGTAGTCTGACAAGTCTTTTTTGTCGGTAGTCCAATGGGCAAAATGCAAAGCATCTGCCACAGGCGCTTGCTCAATCTCTTGCCCAAGCCTTTGTGTCTCACGCATGGCGTGTTCTTTCAAGGCCTCTACCGCCTTGTATGCCGTAAATGCCTCATTGAGTAAAGACTGATTGGGCAAACCCGCATCAATCATGTAGTAATGGCATTTCTTCAACGCCTCAAGCGCCAGCTTCAATGCTTCAATTTGTTGTGGTGTCATGCTTCACTCCTTCATACCAGCCCTCGACATACGCATCATGGAATCCCCAAGCGAACAGCCAAGTCCAACTGAGCTTCTCATCGCGGGGGTAAGTAATCTTTGCCATCAGCAGGCACAACTCTTTACTTGGTGGTGGTGCTTTCATTGATTCAATTCCTTTAATTTTTTTTCGATGGCATCAACTATTTTTCTGCCGCTTTTTGACACTGGCCCACCCCCTCCATTTAATCCAAAGTAATACCGCAATACATCATCTGCCAGTATTTCCTTATCTGTCAACCCAACCCAAGGGCGCTTTGGGTAACGCTCTTGAGGAATCTGAGGAACGCCCCGAGTAATCGGCTGTATACGATCAAACATCTTTTTGCCAAGATCATAAAATTCCTTGTCTTTGCCAGTGCTGTTGTCAATTGCCATCTCTTCATACTCCTTGATTTGTTTCTTGCGCCAGCCACTCACAGCGCGTTGTATCCATACTTGAAAAGCTCCACGGCCACCCGGCACAGGAACCCGATAAAGGGCAGCATCACTGCCAGGAAAATGCCAAACCGAAATGCGCTCATTTGCTTTGCTCCTTATGTTTTTGAATTGACTCACGCAACTGCTGGCGCAACCAGTTGATGCCGCCCAGGCGTTTCCACTCAGCATAGTGCGCCGGGATCAACCTGGCGCTCACCGTGACGGCCACCGAGGTCATCTCACTCCTGGGTCTGGGCATCTTCTTCATCCTCATCAGTTGGGGGTTGGTCATCAGGGTGAATGGGCCGGGTCAAGATCTGCTGCCAGCGCCATTCTTGTTCATCGATTTCTGAGTACATGGTGGGCCTTAAAGATGGGGCCGTGGCCCCGGTTGGTTTAACCTGCTTGCTGTTCAGCAAAATAACGCTGGGCCTCAGTGCCCTGGCTGATGTATGCATCAGAACCATAAGCGGGATCAACTTCAAACCAGCAGGCTGCTGTCAAAGGCTTACCGGCGGCCAGGGTAGCGTTGACCTTGGCGGCCAGATCTTCAACGATTGCTTTGACTTGATCGCGCATATCTTGAAATCCTGTCTCGCCAGTTTCTTCACACTGAATCACCTCAACACCGGCGAAAGACTTGTTATGACGAAAGCGGCGGCCAGCAGCGTTTTCAATCAAAACATAATACTTCTCAGCAATGTAGGGATGGCCATCGCAAGAAAACCCTGCTTGATACAGATCAGAGGCCATGTATGCGCTGTAAGTTGCTTTCATTTCGTTTCTCCTGTTTAAGTAATTGAGGACTTGATCCTATCACGTTTGACCATCTTGTCAAATCCCCTACAAGTCACTCAACTATTCACCCCGTACAATCAACCCCGGCGGGTTCATCCTCCCGCTGATTGCGCCGGGCACTCCACCCGATGCAGTTGCCACTTAGGGGGCTGGGCATCACTGTTCAGTCCCCATTTTTTCATGGTCTTGCACAAGTTGTCAATTT